TGAGCGCTTCCACCCGGAAGTCGGCGGCCATCCTGTCGACGCGGGACTTCTTCAGGTCACGCTGCAACTTCGGGTCGACGACAAGGTCTCCCACCTTGCGGTCGACGAACGCGAACGAAGCGGGCTTCTTGGGCTGGGTCATGACTGCGCGGTCTCCTTCATGTCCTTGATGATTTTTTCGAGGTCGCGGCGGGCTTTCATAAGCCGCGCGTGCACCGGCCCCACCTGCTCCCAGGTGAGGTCGGGGTTCGGGGGGCCCAGCTCGGCCAGGCCGGTGATGAGCCCTTCGAGCTGCGGCAGGGAGCGGGACCAGGCGGCGGACTGGCGGGCGGCGGCGACCGGGGAGGCCGGGGCCACAGCCTTCGGCTGCGTGGCGATGACCTTGCGGCCTTTGACGAGGGCGGAGTACGCGGCCCAGATGCTGCACCGGCCCTCGTCCACGGCGGCAAGCCCCTTGAGCGCTTCGCTGCGGCGCTCGTCGGGCAGGCTCGGGTTGCGGCTGATGCTGTAGATCGTCCACAGCCGGGATGCGGACGCTTCGGAGTAGCCGAACGGCTCCCCGAGGACGCTGAGCAGGTATTCGTCGCCCCGGCCCCGGGCCGGGTTGCGGCCCGGGTTGCGCTGGCCGTTGAGGGTCTGCTTGCGCAGCTCCACTCCCCGGCGGCGGGCCTCGGTGAGCCGGACGACGGCGGCCGGGGCGTCCAGCTCGCGCAGCAGTGCCCACAGGCGGCAGATTTCGGACGGCTTCATCGCGGTGGCGCACATCTCGTCGGCATTGTCGGAGATGAGCCGCTTGGCGGCCTCTTCGATGGTGGCGATGGGAACGGCGCGGATCTTGCGGTAGTTCGATTTGCCGGGCTGGGCGGCGAGTTGGAAGTGCGCCTGCAACCGGCGTTCGCCGGAGATCAGCTGCCCGTTGCCCCAGATCGCGATCGGGTGGCGCAGCCCCTGCTCCTCGATGCTTTCCATGAGCGGCGTCAGGTCGCCGACCGTGTCCCGCACGCCGGGGACCGGCCGTCGCACGGTTTCGATGTGGACGCTGATTTCCTGGCCGATCACGGCGGTCTCCTTGGGTCGTAGCAGGTCTTTGAGGGTTTTCACTGAACGGCGGTGAGCTGCCGGGTGTCGTCGTTCGGGACACCGAACCAGTCAGCGGGCGTGGCCGGGCAGATGCACGGGACGACGTCCGGGTATCCGCAGGGCTCCGGGTGGCGCGGGGCCGGGTCGGCGAACGGGTCCGCGCCCCGCGCGACGGGCTGCGCGGCCACGGCCTCCAGGAAGGTGCCGTTCTCGGCGGCCAGACGCAGGGCGTGCGAGCGTTCCCGGTCCTCGGCCACGGCCTCGTCGTAGACCTCGGTGTCGGTGAGGTCGGGCAGGCGCTCCGGGAGGCGGTGACGGCCCTCGTAGGGCCATTTCGGCTTCGGCGCGGCCACGACAGCGGCGGCAACGGTCGCCTCTTCCGGCTCCGGGTCTTCGGTGGTGTCCTCAACGATGAGGGCGACCGGGCGGGGGCTGAGGAACGCCCATCCGACCATGGTCAGGACGGCGGTGGAGAGGCAGGTGATGGATAGGACGGCGAAGATGGTCATCGGGCGGCCCTTCTGGATGGGGTGATGGGCACAGCCTGCATTACGTGGCCCGCGCTGTCAACCATCAGGGTACAGCGTACATCAGCGATCTTGCCCCTTCAGCGGGGGGCACCCACTCCTGTATGCTCATAACCGACGCACCACCGGCCCCACCGAAGGACACCGACATGCCGATCAATTACAAGAAGCTGTACGAGGAGGCGCAGGAGAAGATCGGCGACCTGACGTTCGAGATCGAACGCACCCGCAAGGTCGTCGACCTCGCCGGAATCGCCCGTCACATGCGGGTTGACCGGTACACGCCGCAGCAGTGGAAGCAGCGCGGCCACCTGCCGCCCGTCGACTTCCCGGACATCCGCGAACCGCTCTGGTACGCGTCCACCATCCGGGACAAGTTCTGCGTTCCCACCCGTCGCCTCTGGTACGACAACCCGGGCGAAGAGATGTCCGCCGTCGCCTGACGGTAGGGCACAATGAACAACGCCCCGGGCAGCCACCCGAGGCGTTGGAAGTTCAGCCCGTCAGGGCCTTAAGCGCTGGACACGCATCTAATCCGCACCCCGGAGTCTACCGGCGACCGACAAGCCGGACAACTCTGACGGGTGCCACAACTGAAAGATGGCACCGAATGCACGCTATTCGATCAATCGCCTTAGCCAGCGGGCCCAGTGGCCTCGGCAATTTCGAGATCCCCGGCGACAAGACGGTCCACCTCGACGGCCGCCGCTACCACCGCACACGCCCGGCGTTCGTCGCCTCTCGCATCGTTTACTACCTGGAACGCCGCGATGGGTGCATCAAGATCGGGACCACCAGCAGCATCCGCGCTCGGCGGCGGAAGCTCGCATACGAGTACGGACCGTTGTCTCTGATCGCCTGGGAGGCGGGCTCTTACGCCCTTGAGGCCAAGCGCCACGAGCGTTTCCGGCGGGGGCGCTGCGAGGGGGAATGGTTCTTCCCTGAGGCGGGCTTGATGCGCCACATCAAGAACCTGCGCGCCAACAACGCCGCCGAGTTGCAGGAGTGGGCATGAGCAAGATCAAGCGCGGCCCACTGCCCACCGACCACTTCACGATCGTCTCGAACGACTGGATGCGCGACAAGCGCCTGTCGTTTGCCGCACGGGGCCTGCTCGCCTGGCTGGCGGGACATGCCGACGGGTTCGACATCACCGAGGCGGCCATCATCGAGGCTGGCCCCGATGGGCGTGGCGCGGTGCGCACCATGACGGAAGCCCTGGAGAAGGCGGGCTACCTGAAGCGTGACCGGACCTACCACGTCTCCGGCGGATCGACCGTCGACTACATCCTGACCGACCCCCGAGAGGGCAATTTTTGCCTCTCCGGGGAAGGGCAGGAAATGCCTCTTCAGCCTGGCCAGGAAGAACAGGCTCTTTTCCCTGGTCAGCCGGAGGGGCAGAAAATGCCCCCTCGTTCTACTACAGAAGACCAGAAGAAGAACAAGAAGACTTCGTCTTCTACGACGAAGCGTGGAACACGTGTCCCCGACGACTTTCAGCCGACCGACGAGATGAAGGCGTGGTTCGCCGCTGAGGGGCTTCAGCGCCTGATCCAGGGTCGGGTCGAACACGAGAAGTTCATGGACTACTGGCGGTCTGCCCCCGGCGCGAAGGGCGTGAAGCTGGACTGGCCCGCAACGTGGCGCAACTGGATGCGAACGGCCGCCGAACGCTCTCAGGGGACCGGCTACAGCCGCCCCGTTTCCGCCCCGCCCGGCAACTCCCTTGTTCCCGCCGGTGCCGTCCCGCCCGTCGGCGCTTACCGGCCCAGTACCACCGACCAGAAGGTGCTCCAGACGATCGAGCTGGGACGCCGGTTGCAGCAGCAGATGGAGGAGATGCAGTGAACATCATGGAGACCGCGAACGCGCTCGGGCTGGCGCAGAGCTTTGACAACCGGACCGTCGGCGAGGCGAACGTCCGGGCCTGGCACCGGCTTCTCGCCGACCTGGATCCCGCCCTCGTGACGGAGGCGATCGAGCGGCACTACTCGTCGGAGACGGCCTGGATCATGCCCGCGCACATCATCCGCCTGGTCGGCGAGATTGAGGCCGAGCGGGCGCGGGATGCCCGGAAGTGGGCGGCCGGGCAGTACGGGGTGCCGGTCGCTGACGCGCTGCCGGAGCTGCCCCGGGGCGAGCGGCTGACGGAGGCCGACGTGTCGCCGAGGGTGCTGGAGCTGCTGTCTCAGTTGCGGGCCACGCTGCCGGAGTCGCCGCGCTCAAAGCTGTTCCCGCGCGAGGCGTACTGGGAGCAGCAGCAGCGGGCGTTCCAGGAGCAGCCGCCGCCCAACCCGCTGTACCGGCCGGAGGCGGCGCAGGAGGCGCAGGACATCATCCGGGCGGCCGACATCGCGGACTGCCGGACGGCCGGGCCGCACGACTCCGGGGTGCACATCGAGACGTGCCCGGACGCAGTGCAGGTGGATTGACCCGGGTGTTGCGCGGCGGCTGACATCGTGTATGCTGGGAGCTGACAGTTACTCCGCTGGAGGTACCAATGCCGCAACACGAAACCCTAGCCGCCGCGCTCGCCGCCTTCCAGGCTGAGCTGCCCAAACTCACCAAGGACCAGACCGCCAAGGTCCGGGGCGAAAGCAGCGACGGACGCCCGGTGAACTACTCCTACGGATACGCCGGACTGGACCAGGTCACCGAGACGGTGTCGCCGGTGCTCGGCAAGCACGGCCTGTCGTTCAGCTCCTACCCGACGCTGGTCGACAACCGCTTCGTGCTGACGTACGTGCTGGCCCACGAGAGCGGCGACGCGCGCACCGGCACCTGGCCGCTGCCCGACCCGACCCGGACCAAGCCGCAGCAGCTCGGCTCGGCGATCACCTACGCCCGCCGGTACGCGTTCATGGCCGTGACGAACACCTTCCCGGGCGGCGAGGACGACGACGGCGCGGCGGCCGTCCCGACGGCGCACCGGGAACGGGCGATGAGCCCGGAGGAGTTCCAGAATCTGCCCCGCGAGCGGCCCCGGCCGCAGAACGCACCCACCAGCCCCGCCGGTCCGCCCCCGGCGAAAGACTGGGCGGAGGCCAGCGACGACGAAATCCTGGAGCTGCACGCCAAGCTGGACAGCGGCGACCTGGAGAAGGTCGGCAAGCTGTACGACTGGATGGCCTCCAAGAGCATCCACACCCGCGAAGTCGGCGGCCTCGGCAGCAGCACCCCGGCGGTCAACGCCACCACCCGGGTCGCCGTCCGGCTGGCGGCCATGGGCAGCGACGACACCGCGACCGTCGAAAACCTCGCCTGGCTGCGGGAGTTCGCCGACGGCCGGGGACTGCTGAAGACGCAGGTCTCCCCGAGGTACACGCTCGGCGAGTGGCTGGAGCAGGAGAAGACTCGGCGGGTCAACGTCGAGCTGGCGAAGTCGGAGACGGCGCAGGCCATGCGCTCGGCGGCGGCCGACAGCTGGGACGAGCAGCCGCCGGAGCCGACCATCTACAGCGGTCGCGAAGCGGACGGAGCGACGGACCCGCAGGCCCAGTCGTGAAGGACATGCAGGAGCTGGTCCGGCTACTGGAGAAGAGCGGTTTCACCTTCGTCCGGTACGGCAGGCATGACATCTGGCGCTGCCCCTGCGGGCACACCACCGTCGCGGCCTCGACCGGCCCCGGCGGGCCATCCCGACTCACCGCAGCACGCGCCCTGATCCGGCGCACGCTGCGGGCATGTATCCCCTCTCAGGAGAAGCGAGCAGCATGAGCAACGAGACGACGGGCCCCGCCACCGACGGCGGGGCCCCGGCCCCCGGGCTGACGAACGCGGAGAAGCTGGCCGCGTTGCAGACCTACCTGAAAGCCCTCACGCCGATGGAGAAGGCGCTCCGGCAGCAGGTGGTTGACGAGATGGGCAGCTTGCGGGTCGAAAAGGTCGGCGCGTACCTGCCCGACGGCGAGAAGATCGGCGCGATCGGCTACAGCCGGGGCCGCAAGTCGGCGACCGTCACCGACTCCGCCGCCGCCCTGCGGTGGGCACTGGAGCGGCACCCGGAAGCCGTGGTGCAGGCCATCTCCCCCGCGTTCCTGAAGGCGCTCACCGACCACGCCGCCAAGGTCGGCGAGCCGGGCGAGAAAGGCGTGGACCCGGAGACCGGCGAGCAGCTGCCGTTCATCGAGGTGCGCCAGGGCGACCCGTTCGTCACGGTCACCACCACGAAGCAGGGCGTCGAGCGGATGACGCAGCTGGCGCACGGCTTCGCCGGGATGCTGGAGGGGCCGAGCGCCGCCAACGAGAAGCTGGACACGATGCGGCGTCAGGCCCAGGACGCCATGCGGGAGGACCAGGCCGCCAGGATCGACCCGCCGGACCGGATGGAGCAGCTGTTCCGGCTCTCGCAAGTCGAGGCCATGCAGGAACCGCAGCCCGGGTGGCCCACCCACGTGCGCATCAAGGGATCGGAGGCGGGCCGGTGAAGCCGACCCGCAGCGTCGTCCGGGTGGTCGCCAAGCTCGACCCGAAGATCGAAGAGGCGATCCGCGACATCAAGACCCGCCTGGAGAAGCTGGAGAAGCCCCCGGCCAGCGTCGCCGACCAGGTCATCACGATCATCGGCCCGAACGGGCGGGCGCTCGCCGCCCGTGCCGGGGACACCGTCCGGGTGGCGATGCCGAAGATCGCCATGCGTGAGGAGAAGCCCGTCCGCACCCCCGACGAGGTGCTGGAGGCGCGTATGCCGGATGCCGTAGCTCTCGGGCACCGCCAGGCCCTGGCGGCGCTCCTGGGGATCCTGGACGACTGGATCGCCGGGGCCCGCGAGAATCACGCCGCGATGGGCCACAGCACCGAGTTGAAGGACGACGAGTGCTGGACCCGTTTCCACCCGGCTGACATCCGCACCATGATCAACGACGCCGCCCGCGAGATGGGCATCCACGAGTTCCCGAAGCCCGCGAATCCCCCCGAAAAGTAACCACCCCGCACGTCTTCACCATGGAGGAAATCCCGATGCGTAAGCACTACCTGGCCATCCTGCTCGCCGCGCCCATCGCCGCCGTCCTCATCGCCTGCGGCAGCGGCAGCAAGAACGACCACGACACACCCCCCGCCCGGCCCACCAGCGGCACGTCGGCCGTCCCCGACAACCCGCCCGCCACCACCAAAACCGCCAGGCCGGTCAGCGCCGAGCAGGACAACGCCACCCGCGCCGCCCGCAGCTATCTCGACATGCAGGCGTTTTCTCGCAAGGGGCTCATCAAGCAGCTGTCCGCCCAGGCGGGCGACCAGTTCCCCGAGAAGGTCGCCGTGGCCGCCGTCGACTCCCTGCACGTCGACTGGAACGAGCAGGCCGTAAAGGCCGCCAAGGGCTACCTCGACATGGGGCCCATGTCGAAGGCCGAGCTGACGCGTCAGCTGGAGTCCGACGCGGGCGACGGGTTCACGCACGCCCAGGCCGTCTATGGCGTCAAGCACTCCGGCCTCTGATCCCGCGCGTACTCTGACCGCATGAAGCTTGCCGCCCTCGCCCGGGATCTCGGGCACGCCGTGGTCGCCGCCGTAACCCCGAAGGGCGCGGCCGAGTCCGAGAAGCTGGACCGCTACTGGACCGAGGGCGAGGGCGCGGCGAAGATCCGATGGGCCGAGCCGTGCGCCTTCTGCCGGTGCAAGGAGCACCTGGGGAAGTTCATCCACGGCAACAAGCTGGACGGCCACTGCGCCAACCTGGAGAAGCGGGCCACCGGCCACTTCCCGAACGCGGGCCACTCCCGCACCAAACACTGCCCCTGCTGAGCGTCGACCAGCAGGGTCGGAGAGGCCCCATCGGACTGACACATCCGGTGGGGCTTTTTCTTGCCCGGCGGTGTATGCTGGAAGCAGACAGCCAAGGAGGGGCGATGACTTACACCACCCACGGCCTGATGACCCCGGCCGACCTCGCCGAATACGAGCAGGACCACGACACCGCGCTGGACAGCAACTGCCCCGGCCACTACGAAGAGCCCGGCCCGCTGGTTTACTGCTCAATCGCAATGGAATGCCCCGGAGAGCCGAACCGCCCACTGGACTACTACTCCCGGATCAGCCTCTACCGGGCCACCAACGGCTGCCATCGGCTCACCCCAGCCCAGCGCCGCCGCGCGGTGAAGAAGGCGGCCCGCGAAGGCTGGCACATCGCGCGGAACAAGCGCGGCGCGAAGCAGCTGGCCTTTTGATGTCGACCGCCGCCGACCGCGCCTTCGAGGCGGCCAAAGCCCTCGCACAAGCCCGCTCCAACGGCTTCTGCGAGGGCTGCGGCCTTCCCGGACGCCTGGACCCTCACCACCGCATGACGCGCGGCTCCGGGGGCGTTCACGGAGCCGCCGTCGCCGTCTCCAACGAGGTGCGCAACCTGCTCATGCTGTGCCGCATCTGCCACGACCAGACCCTCAACGACGCCGCCGCGAGCATTGAGCTGGGATGGGTGGTGGAGCGCCGGGCAGGGATCCCCTCGTCGCACATCCCGGCAAAGCTCTACACGGTGAACGGCTACGGCTGGTGGTTCCTCACCCGAGACGCCGGATACCTCTGGTTCGACGAGGGGAATGCCACCCCGTTCTACCGGCTCAACTACATGATCAAAAACGAGGAGGGGTGATGGGGCCAGAGGAGCTGGTAGAGCACCTGCGGGACTACCGGGGCGTGGACTCGGTCATCGCGGGCGACGGGGACCTAACCGAAGTGGTGGAAAGCATGCTCGCCGCCGGATGGACGTACAGCGGAACCGAATACGTGGCCGGAAAGCGCGTGCGCTACCTGCTCGCGCCCGATGATCAGGGACCGAGCAGCGACACGGCCTGAATGTTGACCAGCGCCGAATCCACGTTGAACAGCAGCTGATTCCCGAAGTACTGGACCGGGAAGACACCCACCCACTGCCGGGTCGCGGACACCGGCAGTGTGTACGTTTTCGGGCCCGCCGTAGCGCCATCCACGCCACTCGCCAGCTGAACGGTGAGGGTGTGGGTGGCGCTGTCGCTGTTCAGCATGATCAGCACGGTCGCGCCGTCGTTCGCGACCACGTTGCCGTTCGTCACGTCGGCCGCTGTCGACGGTGCCAGGATGGCCGTCAGCCCCGCCCGGCTCACGCTGATCGGCGTGATCGCCGTCCTGCCCGCCATCTCTCACCCCTGATTGCTGCTATGCCGGAACGGGTATCAGTCTGCCATGTTTGCCCTGATCGCAGCGATCATCTGGTTCCTGGCCGCCTTCGGCGTGCACCTCGGCTCGATCAACATGCTGCTGTTCGGCCTGGCGTTCCTCGGCCTGCACTTCGCCTTCGCGTGGGGGCTGCCGATCCCCGCACCGTGGAACCGGCAGCCCTGACGCGTCAGAGGCGCGGGGCCTGCCCCGGCGCGGGGACCAGCTGACGGCCGTCGTTGTCCTTCGGGTCGACGACCGGCGTCACGTGCTGCCGGGCGAGGACCGTCAGGATCACCTGGAGCACACCCGCAACCAGGTCCACCCAGCGCGCCGCCGGGCCGGTCAGGGTGTGGCTGCCCTGAAGCACGACCAGGACGGCCAGCACCGACGTCGCCCAGCCGATGATCGTGGCCAGCGGATACCGCTGGAAGAAGTTGCCGTTGTTACCCATTCCACTTCACTCCCATCTGGGCCCACGTCTTCGCGTCGACCTCGCCGATCGGCTTGAGGCCGCGCATGTTCCGGTACCAGCGGACACCGGCCGCCGTGTGCGGACCGTACTTGCCGTCCGCCTTGCCCGCCTCGCGCTCGCCGATGAACCGCTGCACGAACAGCACGTCATCACCGGTCATCAGAGGCAGGGTCTTGCCGTAGATCAGGGTGCGGGTGCCGGGGGCGTTCTTGCCCGGCTTGACCGGCGGCTTCGGGGCGGGCGGCTTCGGGGCCGGGCACAGGTCGAACGTCGGTGTCGCGTTCTGCGAGCCCAGGTCGTAGCCGGTGCACGTCATCGAGTTCCGGTTCGCCCCGCCGTGCTTGCCGGAGATGTGCACGTGGTCGGTGTGCGGGTTCGAGCCGGTGTACCGGCGCGGCTTCCAGTCGGTCGTCGCCGACCAGATCGTCCGGTTGTGGATGATGTACTGGAGGTCGCCGGGGTGCGCCAGGGCCGCGTTGACGACGGCCTGCGCCCGGCTGCCGGTCAGCATCGGGTCGATGGCGTGCACGACGCCCGCCGCGTCCTTGTTGTGGTCGGAGCATTCGGCCTGGTGCGAGGCGTCTCCGATCCAGCCCACGACGACCTTTGAGCCGTAGCAGTCCCAGATCTTCTGCCGCCGGGCGACCAGGTTGTGCGCCAGCGTCGCCGACACCTGCATGGGGATGCCGAGCAGGGCCAGCGCGTGCGGCTCGTCGTCCTCGTCAGGGTCGGCGGCGCGGCCGTCGGGGTAGTCGGCGAACGGGTCGTATTCGGGCTCGTCCGGGCTGATGAACTGCTCGTACGAGCCGCCGCCCTGGTCGGCGGTCGGGCCGGTGAGGTCGGCCAGGGTTACGGGGTCTTCAGCCACGTCAGTCATGCGTCTCCTCCTCCTGCCATGTAGCTGTCTGCCACATGGCTGTCAGCTGCAACGGTACGCTCCCGCCTGCGCAGGGAGCGGCACGGCAGCTGAAGATCAAAAATGAGCCAGGCGCGCCAGCCCAGCACGAACGGCAACCCGATCGCGAACGAGCACATCCGCAGCCAGGTGAACCAGGACGTGTCCCACAGGTGGGAGATCGCACCGAGGTCCAGCAGCCAGGCGATCACCAGCATGAACCAGAAGACGTGCCA